TCTGATTGTATAGCGTTCTTGCTTTCTCAATACCGTCATTCTTATAGACAGTTTCTAATGTAAGTACAGGGTCTTGGTTGATCATAGCTATTTCTACTTCTTCTGCTGTTGCAATAGAAGTATCTATACCTATGCCTAGCATACCTAATGCACGACCTACTGCAGATGTTTCGCAGTTTTCTATATATGATGTCTTGTTAATAAAGGTTGAACCTTCTTTCTCATACGCATGGCCTACTGCTAGTATCTGATTATCAACAATAATACTTGCTTTAAATACACAGACACCATTCTCATTGGTTAGCATTTCTGTAAGGATGGAGCCAACAGGATAAGTTTCTCTAAAGACCCTTATCCTTTCGTTGACTTCAACATATTCCTTACCCTTGATGTTAATTGTTTTTAATTTAGCCATTACAAACTCCCATTATCAAATAGCTTATTAAGATTCCAAGAGCGCAAGTCAGCAACTTCTCTTGCTTTGATAACCTTGTCCTCTTGTATTAATGCTTTCTTTAATTCCTCAAGATCAGAACCTTGAATCTTGTTTTGATAGATTAAGTAGTCAAGCAATTCTAATGCTTTAGCTACTGACACTCCTTGATATTTACTCATAATTATTTCCTTTCTAATTGATGACACAACCATTATATTATCGTTAAAACTTTTTGTCAAATTTATTTCTACGATTAATTCTTGCCTGTATTCTATCGTTAGCTTTATCCCATCCTTGAGATTTAAATACTTGGCCATCCTTACTCGTTGCCCTATACTCAACATCAGAAAAACTTTTTCTCATTAACTTGATAAACTCGTTGATTGTCATTGTTATGCACTCCAAATATAAATGTTTTCTTATCAAAATACAGACCGAAGTATCCTTCAAATCCGTTCCCATGTCTTTGCTTGTTAATATAAATCTTACAATCGTAATACTTTTTTGCTTCCTCTATCTTGCTATCATCCCCACTCTGTAACATCTCTTCTTTCTTTTTATTACGAAAGATAGTGATACAGTTATCCGCCAAGTTAGTAATATTAGAGGAACCCAATACATCAAACTTACTAGGTTCACTACCCTCATGCATTGTCTTTCTACTATGCGCCACTAGAAAGATATGAATTCCTAGATCACGACTAGCAACACATAATTGATTGACAAATCTTTTTTGTTTATTGTAATCATCCTCATTAATACCGCACTTCATAAGAGAATCAACAACAAATATATCTACCCCTAATTTTTCTTTGGCATAATAGATCACAGATAATACTTTCTCTGCGCTTGTTTCACCCTCTGAATCATAAAGGTATAACTTATCATCTAATGAATCTACAAACTCAAAGACTGCATTGTCTGTAGGCTCATGGTTTCCTGTCTGCAACAGCATACGGCCTAGTGTTGCTTTAGGTAACATCTCAAAACTAGCAATCAATATCTTGCTATAGGGTAATGTTTTATACATGACATAAGATAGCCATGCTGTTTTACCATGCCCACTATAGCCTGAAACAATTGTAGTTTCGCCCATTCTTATTTTAAATTTATCGTTAGTATAATCAAAAGGTAACTCTATACCACCTGACATATCATTTCTAAAATAATCTAATACATCTACCCCATAACTGCTAGGCATTTTAATTTTAGTATGCTCTGATAAGTCCCTTTGCGCAAAGTAATTATCTATGTCAGCATCATCTACGATTAATTTTTCTACTTTACTTGAGATACTCATATATTTCCTTATGTTTCATAGCGATTTTATCTAGCTTATCCATATCTTCTTCTGTTAACTGATTGCCTTTTCTAATTTCTATGGCAGATAACATGATATATAGATAGTCATCTTGCATACTTTTAAGAACAGCATACGGATTAAATTTAATCCTGTGGCTTGGCTTCCAATCATCATCAACACTGTTAGGCATAATGTCATTCCATGTTAGGCCTATACTTTTAAGCACATCCTCTGTCTGACATCCTGCAAAACAATGCATGATTACCTTATCATCTTGAAACTTTATACCAAGACTAGCATTCTTATCGTTATGCACAGGGCATAGACATTGATACTGATCTGTGCCACTCTGATAAACCTTACTAAACCTCGCTAGTATTTCGCTCTTGTTGATCATCTAACTCTACCTTTTCTTTTAATTCATACATACGCAATTTAGGTATGGCACCTGTTTTTACCCAATAGGCTACGGCCTGTCTTGTCACACCGAGCCTATCAGCTACCTGTTGCCTAGTGTATTTCGTTAGTATGTCAGTTAAAAATTGTTTTAAATCCATCCTTGTTCCCTTATATAGTCCATTCTTAATTCATATAAAGATACATACTTATCAACATGGTAGTCAGTCCATACATCAAAGCCAATCTTTTTGAATCTTTTTTTATTAAACTTACCTTGCCTGATTGTTATGTCAGGCTCTCTTTTCCACTTATCAAGATGCTTCCTTGAATTACTTTTTTCTATAATCTGCCTTACTTCTTTTTGTGTATCGGCCATGAAGTCATCATACATTCTAAACCCCATGCTGTACCAACTTATTGTTACGCAATACTTACTCATAATTTTTCCTTTCTAGATCATGAAATATAACTCCGCCACCATTACCCTCTTCATCTTGGCTAATCTCTATGGCAGATACCTTGTTACCTTTTTTAATAATAAATCTAGGGAATGGGTTGCCACCAAATGAATCTTCTTGTAACCCTACATATTTAGTGATAGTCCACCCCTCTAATAAACTATAAAAGTTTTTATAATAATTCTTTCCTATTTCATCTATCATTTTGTTTTCCTTTCTTATGGTCTATAAATAACTTCATCAATGTCTAACTCTCTGACTTCGCACATTTGATTTGCTAATGCTTTTTTTAAATGTGCTAAATGAAAGTTAGGGTGTGTTGATTCAACTACAAACTGTTTAAATATAATTGGCATACTTGATTTTTCATTCATAATTTTTCCTTTCTAAAATAACGCTTCTTCATGCTCTATCAATGACAACCAATCTATCTTCTTAACCTTTCCACCAATATTTTCAGCAAAGTATTTAGCTGATTCTTTATTAGTGAATCGTCTGATAGGTTCGTTATCGCTATCTACTACCATGTGTGTGAAGTCATATTTATTAATAAACAAGACAACCACCACTACTTGATATGACAACCCATTTATCATATTGATCTTCGTATTCAACAACTTCAATAATATCGTCAGACACAACTGTATCCTTATCTTCTAATGATTCATCAAAAGTATAAACCTTGATATTAATTAGAGAATTAGGGTTACATTTTTTTAATTCATTAATTAAATGTTTGACTTTCATAATGCACTCCCTTTCTAGTTAGTAAAAAGTATTTTACACAGTTAATTATAATTGTCAACTATACTGACGGTCATAATATATTCTCTCTGCTCTTCTAGGTGCTAATGCTTTAGCAGTTTCCTCGTTATAACCCTCGTCAGCTAACTGTTCTAATGCTTGTTCATAGCAGTATTCCCATGCCTGTTCGTTCAACAAGTCTTCATCGCCATGATATATATCGTTAGGTGTTCTCAATTAATATTCCTCCAAATCATCATCGTTAAGAAAATTCCAAAGCCCATAGTCTGATAAATTCCCTGTATAAACATTGGATAATTCTCGTTTTAATTCATCAATGTCTATGTGGTAATCCCAATACCTTTTAAATGCATTTAAGAATGTCGTAATAACAAAGTCAGGTAAATGCGGATAAAAGTTACCTTTTAGGTGCATTCTTAATTGAGATTCTTTGCTAATGTTTAAATCATTTAATGCTTCTATATCTAAATTTGGCATATTAATTCCTTTCTAATTAAGTTAATACAGTAACCATATTACTCTATTATTTTTATATGTCAAATATTTTTTACATAATTATTCTTATGGATTGAGTGTATGTGATAAGTAAAATAAATCAGAGATTTAATAGGTGGGTTAAAAGTCAACTAGCTTTTTGTCTAAAAGTATGATATAATAGAACCTATTCTAGAAGCAAAGATAAAAAATAATAATAAATAAAATATAAAATAAAGTTTATATCGTATTAATAAGTTTTAATAGTCTTAATATTATTACTTAATCTTTTTTATATAACATGATTATATCATGGTATGATTTTCAAGGCCATAGTCTATCTATAAATTATGGCCTTTTCTCATTACTAAATATAATCTTTTTTTATAAAAGGGTATTGACTTTTTAATGTGAATTATGGTATAATTGCATGGGTAAGGGGAATTTATAGGATAAAGAAAAGGGGCTAGTGTTAAGCCCCTTTTTTATTGCTTATTATTTA